GGCTGAAGAATCTCGTATGATCAACGAGTCAGCACCAACTAACTCAGTTTCTGGTGGTGCAGTATCTAACTACGATCCAATTCTTATCTCATTGGTTCGTCGTTCACTACCAAAGCTAATGGCTCACGACATTGCTGGCGTTCAGCCAATGACAGGCCCAACTGGCTTGATCTTCGCTATGCGTTCCAAGTACACAAACAACTCAAAGACAAAGACAGATTGGACAGAATCATTCTTCAACGAAGCTGATACCAAGTATTCTGCTTCGAATGCTGCTGGTAACACATCTTCAGTTGGTACCAACGTTGGTTCAAACCCTGTTTCTAACACAGCTAATACAGGTGCTTACACAACTGGCATTGGTATGTCAACTGCTCAGGCGGAAGCTCTAGGCGATGCAGGTAACAATGCTTTCGCTGAAATGGCTTTCTCAATTGAGAAGCTAACTGTTACAGCACGTTCACGCGCGCTCAAGGCAGAATACACAATGGAACTTGCTCAGGATCTTAAGGCTGTTCACGGTCTAGACGCTGAGACAGAACTTGCTAACATTCTGTCAACAGAAATTCTTGCTGAAATCAACCGCGAACTTATCCGCACAGTTTATAACTCTGCTGTTGTTGGCGCTCAGTACGGCACGACAACTGCTGGTACATTCGACCTTGACACAGACTCAAACGGCCGTTGGTCAGTTGAAAAGTTCAAGGGTCTTGTATTCCAAATCGAACGCGAGTGCAATGCAATTGCTAAGGGTACTCGTCGCGGTAAGGGTAACATCATGATCGTTTCTTCAGATGTTGCTTCTGCTCTCGCTATGGCTGGTGTTCTCGACTACACACCTGCTCTAAATGTTAACCTTGAAGTTGACGATACAGGCAACACATACGCTGGTACAATGCACGGCCGCGTAAAGGTCTACATCGACCCTTACTTCGGTGGTTCAGCAAACGGCGACGAACTAGTTTGCGTTGGTTATAAGGGTACTTCACCTTATGACGCCGGCTTGTTCTACTGCCCATACGTTCCTCTTCAGATGGTTCGCGCTATTGGCCAGGATAACTTCCAGCCAAAGATCGGCTTCAAGACACGTTACGGCATGGTAGCCAATCCATTCGCTAAGGGTCTAGATGCTATCGCTGATGCTGATGCTGCTGCAACTATCGCTGCTACGGCACGCGCTAACCAGTACTACCGCATCTTCCGCGTTCGTAACCTTATGTAATCTTGTTTATAACAAGAAACGAAACTCAGACTTGGGCAGCTTCGGCTGCCCTTTTCTTTTGCATAAATAATCAAAAGAGGTAACAATGTCAAAAGAAACACTCATTACAAGAATACCAGAAAATAGCAACTTGCTTCAACCTACGAAGTATTCATTTGTTATTCCTGATCTTCCTTTTGCCAAATACTTCTGTCAGACTGTAAATTTACCTGACGTTTCAACTTCCGCTGTGGAAGTTCCTACACCATTTTCAGTCACTAAAAGACACGGAGATACTCTACGTTGGAGTGATCTGTCTATGTCTGTTCTAGTTGATGAAGACCTACGGGTATGGGAAGAAACTCTTGAATGGCTAAAATCGTTAACAAAGCCAACAACGTATGAAGAATATGGAAAACGTAAAGGTATTCCATTCAGCAAGTACTATGATGGCATTCTAACCATCAATACGAACTCTAATATAGCATTAATGAGAATCAAGTTTTACAATGTACACCCTACATCTATGGGTCAGCTAATCTTTGATACCACACAAACTGCGGAACAAACTATCACTTTGGACATGGCATTCTCATATGATTATTTCGAAGTTCAACGTCTTTAGTACTTGACACGTTCCTAAATTCCGTCTATACTAATAATTATTTTTTATGGAGCAGTGGATGAAACCGCCGGTAACTATTGACGCCCTAACTGAAGAATGGATTAAAGATGCAGGTTGGGATGAAACTGATCCGCATAAAGCTGTTGCAAATATTCCTAAACTTCATTCGAAGTATTTGCGTATTACGACACATCACAATCTGATCGTCAAGAAACTTCAAGCAGAATATAACACAAGACGCAAGATCAAGTGGGATTACTATAATGGTGATCTGAACAATCCTGAAGACCTAGAGAGATACGGTCTTGAACCTATGACAAAGAAGGTCATGAGGGCTGATCTTCAGCATTGGCTTGATTCTGATACTGAACTAAATAACATACTGTTGAAAAAGGTAATGCATGAAGAGATTGTTGATTTCTGTAAGTCAGTTCTTAAAGAATTGAATAACAGGACTTTTCAATTGAAGTCATACATGGATTGGGAACGATTTATTGGTGGAAAATAAAGTTATAATAAGAAACGTGAATGAAGCTTTTGTAGTCATTGTATGTGATGATGGTGTTGCATACGAACTAAGAGAAGCATTCACGTTTCAAGTGCCTGGTTATCAGTTTACGCCTCAGTATAAGGCTAGACTTTGGGATGGAAAAATACGATTGTTTGATGTTAGATCAAAGCAGTTGTATCGTGGACTTGTACCATATGTTGCGAAGTTTTGTGAAGAACGCAACTACGATTGGGAATATGAGAATGAAGACTACGACGAAGAATTCTCGTTAGCGGAAGCAAACGAGTTTGTAGAAAAATTAAGGCCGAAACATGTTCCAAGAGACTATCAGTTGGATGCATTCGTTCATGCCATTCGTACAAGACGTAGTTTATTACTTAGCCCCACTGCAAGTGGTAAGTCTCTTATTATTTATCTTCTATGTCATTTTCTCAGGTATAGAGGACTAAAGAGGGGGCTGATCATTGTACCAACTGTCTCTTTAGTGGAACAGTTGACTAGTGATTTTAAAGAATACTCTGAAACGAATGGTTGGAATGTTAGTGATAACATACATAAAGTTTATCAGGGTCAGGACAAGGATACAAACAAGTTCCTGACGATTTCAACTTGGCAGTCTCTTTACAAGATGCCTAAGAAGTGGTTCGCGCAATTTGATTTTGTAATCGGTGATGAAGCTCATCTATTCAAAGCAAAATCTCTAACAGACATTATGACAGGACTATCAAATGCTAGTTTTAGAATTGGTACCACCGGCACCCTTGACGGCACCAAAACCCATCGTCTCGTTCTTGAAGGTCTTTTTGGATCAGTTAGAAAAGTTATTACCACAAAAGAGCTTATGGATGCAAAACACTTGGCTGAGTTCAAGATCAAGTGTCTTCTTCTCAGGCATGGTGAATCAATCTGTCAGGCAAGTAAGACTTTTACCTATCAGCAAGAAATTGAATACCTTGTTCTTAATGAGTCCCGTAACAGATTTATTAGTAACCTCGCAGTATCTCTCGACGGAAATACCCTCGTCTTATTCCAGTACGTTGACAAACATGGAAGAATACTCCATGACATTATCTCCAAGAAAGTTGGATCAGATAGAAAAGTGTTTTTCGTAAGTGGTGAAACAAATGTGGACATACGTGAAGAAGTTCGTAAGATCGTTGAGTCAGAAACAAACGCTATTATTGTGGCTAGTTTTGGTACTTTTAGTACTGGAATCAATATTAGAAATCTACATAACATTATATTTGCTAGTCCGTCTAAGTCTCGGATAAGAAACCTACAGTCTATTGGACGCGGACTAAGAAAGAGCGATACAAAAGAATCAGCACAGTTGTTCGATATTGCAGATGACATGCGATATAAGAAGCACGAAAACTATACTCTTAAACATTTTGCAGAACGCATCAAGGTATATACAGAGGAACAGTTCTCATACAAAATCTACAAAATAGAATTGAAATGAAAGGTTAATATTATGGAAACAGATATTCAGTTCCTCAGACTGAAGAATGGTGAAGACATTATTGCTGAGATTCAAGAAACAGCAACCACATACATTCTTCTTAATCCATGCAAAGTTCTTTATCTTAAGGGAAGTAAACCAGGGTTCATATCTCTTTCACTCATGCAATGGGTATTCATGAAGATTTGTTCTGAGCAAGTCTTTGAGATTGTAAAGGAAGAAGTTCTCTTTAAGTCATATCCTGATGAGAGCTTAGTTGCTCACTATTGGAATTCAGTAGAGCATTTCATGAATTCTGCTTCTAAAGATAATGTCGAATATGATAGATATTCAAATGATGAAGGAACTTATGATGACTCTAATGATTTAGATGAGGGAATAGAACTATTGAAGAAGCTACTTGAAAGTAAAGATGATAAGGGAAAGCTACACTAAGCTGATACCTAATAGTATTTAAAGTTATTCATATCATCGCTGGCATAGCCATAATAGCAGTGTGTCAAGCGGTTGTCAAGGGAAAAGTGAATGAAGAAGAGAAATACCGTGCATTATGTTGACAATAAGAAATTCTACGACGAAATCATCAGACATAGACAGAGAGTAGAACAGGCAAAGCTTGAGGGCAAAGAAGAGCCTCGCTTGCCTGAGTATATTGGTGAGTGTATATGGAAGATTGCTAACAAACTTTCTACCATGCCTAGATTCATTAACTACTCATATCGTGATGAAATGATCAGTGATGGAATTGAGAATTGTATTATGTACTTTAAGGACTACAATCCAGAGTACAATGGTAATGATAATCCAAACTATGTTCCAAATCCTTTTGCGTATTTTACTCAGATCATATACTATGCATTCCTTCGTCGCATTAGCAAGGAAGAGAAGAACAGATACATCATATATAAGAATTATCAAGAGAGTATTGTCAATCAGGGTCACTCAGGTGCATTGGTTGACGGTGATGACAATCATGTGATGCCAAGTCAAATGTATGACAACATCAATGAGTTTATGAACAAGTTCGAACGAAGAGAAGAGGAAAAGAAGATCAAGCGTAAACAGACCAAAGAAGGTCTTAGTAAGTTTTATGAGGAAGAAAAAGATGAGCAACGAAGTGCCGTTTCAGATTGAACATCTGATTAAGAGCCTATTGAATAAAGGTGAAAATGTCCATCTACGTGGAAACTATCGTGAAAGATTAGTGAACATCAAAGATGCTATTGACAAAGCAGTGAAAATGTACGATAATGAAGCCTACATCTCCAAATCAGGGAAAAAGAGGGCATAAGTGGCAAAGATAGCATTGATTACTGATACTCACTGGGGAGTCAGAAATGATTCCCCAATCTTCTTAGACTATTTCAAGAAGTGTGTGGATGAGTTCTTTCTTCCGATTATTGACAAGCAACATATCGACACGATTATTCATCTAGGCGATTTGGTTGATCGTCGCAAGTATATTAACATCAACACAGCGCATCGTCTTCGCACAGACTTTTTGGAACCTATACATCAACGTGCAATTAATCTGCACATTATTGCAGGTAACCATGATGAGTACTATAAGGATACATATAAGGTCAACGCTCTTAATGAGTTGGTTGGTGAGAGATATTTCAATATCACCACATACTCAACACCAAGAGAGATTGAAGTTTATGGTTGCGAGATCCTTTTAATGCCTTGGATCACAAAAGACAATGAAGCGGAATCGTTTGATGCGATCAGGAATAGTACCTCTAGTATTCTAATGGGACATCTTGAACTAGAAGGGTTTGAATTCTACAAAGGACAGGTATCAGATCATGGACAAAGTTCTAGCATTTTTAGCCGCTTCGACAGCGTTTATAGTGGTCATTATCATCACCGTAGTAACCGCAATAACATTACTTATCTGGGTGCTTTTTCTGAGCATATTTGGAGTGATTATAACGATTCTCGAGGTTTCTCAGTTCTTGATACAGAAACATTGGAAGTTACTTTCCATCGTAATCCTTTTAGCATTTTTCACATGGTATCTTATGATGATGTAAAGAATCCAGATATCATTCAGAAGATACAGTCTACAGATTACAGCAAGTATAAGGACTGTTATGTTAAGATCGTATGTGTGAACAAGACGAACCCGTTTGCATTCGATATGCTATTGGACAAGTTATATAAAGAAAGTCCTGCAGATATTTCCATCGTAGAAGATGTAAATCTGTTTACGGATACCAATCCAGATGAAATTGTTGATCAAGCACAAGATACTCCTACTATTCTTGACAGCTACATTAGCAACTTGACTTTGCCTGTAGATTCTGATAAAATGAAACATTACATGCGTGATCTGTATGTGGAAGCTATTTCATTGGAGAACATTGATGCATCCTGATTATATGCATATAGGCGCAGCGGATGATTGTCTGATTGAAGAAATGTCCGAACTCACAAAGGAACTTTGTAAAGTTAAGCGTTTCGGTATGAGTGATAAGAGTAGAGAGAATATCATTCTTGAGATTGGTGACGTTGAATATCGTCTTAAAGAATACAAGCAACTATTAGGTATACCATGCTAACATTTAAAACTATTCGTTGGAAAAATCTTCTTTCGACTGGTAATATGTTTACTGAGATTGATTTAGTTTCATCTAAGACAAATCTGATTGTTGGCGCGAACGGTCATGGCAAATCCACTATTCTGGATGCCATGACGTTTGTGCTTTTTGGTAAAGCATTCCGTAACATCAATAAGCCGACACTGGTTAATTCAGTGAACGGTAAAGATTGCGTTGTGGAGATTGATTTCAATACAAACGGTAAAGAGTATCGAATCATTCGTGGTATCAAGCCTAATGTCTTTGAGATTTGGGTAGATGGTACGATGATTAATCAGGATTCAGCTTCGCGCGACTATCAAGAGTACCTTGAGAAGTTCATCCTCAAAATGAACTACAAGGCATTCACTCAGATTGTCATTCTTGGTTCTGCATCTTTTGTTCCTTTCATGCAGTTATCTCCCGCTGATCGTCGTGCTATCATTGAAGGTCTTCTAGATATTCAAATCTTTTCGGTAATGAATGTACTGATGAAGCAGAGGGCATTGGTAAACAAGCAAGACCTAGAAAATAATCGTGTTCATCTCCAGTCTCACGAAGATAAGAAATCTTACATTGAAAAGACTCTTGCAGGCTTGAAGAAGACTAGCGCGGATCGTATGTTGGAACTTCAAAAACAACTGAACGATTATACCGATCAAAAACGTGATCTTATATCAACTGTTGAGAATTTGGTTGACGAACGTAAAGAATTACAAACCGAAGTAAACGACCTCACTGAATTGAAGACTCACTTTCACAATGCAATTAAGTTGTATACTCAACATGATACTGATGCCAAACGATTAGATTCTGAAAAAACTATGTTGAAGACAACTGACAATTGTCCAACATGCAAACAGCTTATTGAGGAAACGTTTCGTTCCAAACGTGTACTTCAGTTGAGTGATGAAATCATGAGTTTGGTATCTGCTGCTGAATTTGCAGAACTACACTCAAATGATCTCCTTGTGCAGATTAGCAAGAAAGAAGAAAACGTAAAGCGCATTCAAGCTATCACTGCTGATATATCTGCAAAGAAACAAACGATGATGCATTTAGTCTCAATGGTCAATGATACTGAAGACGCAATAGAGAAGATCAAGAATGCAGACAAGATGGTTCAAGACAGTGAAGAACAATTGTCTGCTACAATTGATAACATTGAAAATCTCAACATTCTCAAAACTGAACTGTTGGAAGATCGCAAGTACATTGAGACTGCACTGGCGCTATTGAAAGATGGCGGTATAAAGACCAAGATCATCAAGCAATACATTCCAATCATCAATAAGCTTGTTAATAAATACCTCGCTCAGATGGGATTCTTTGTAAACTTTAACATTGACGAAAACTTCAACGAGGTAATCAAGTCCAGATATCGTGATGAGTTTTCCTATGCGAACTTCTCGGAAGGTGAGAAGACACGTATTGATTTGGCGCTAATGTTTACTTGGCGTACAATTGCCAAGATGAAAAATTCCGTCAATACGAATCTGTTGATACTAGATGAAATCTTAGATGGAAGTTTGGACGCAAATGGCACAGATGAATTCCTTAAGATAATTAAGACCTTGACAGATGATACAAATACGTTTATAATAAGCCATAAACAGGATCAACTCATAGATAAGTTTGATAAGGTATATCGCTTTGAGAAGATCCGAAACTTCAGCAGACTAGTATGAGGAACAAATGACTAAGACACCTGTAGCAGAATCAGCAGAATATGACAACTTTCTTGGAAAAAAGGTAGAGCTTCCTCGAGAACCTACCCTAACTGAGTTTCTTGAAACGGAAGATAGTGGTGATATGAATCCTAATGATAAGGATGCTCTTTGGGTTGGAATGCCTGAGTTTGAACAGGAAGACAAGAAGACATATAAGACCATGTATCTTCATTTCCGTAACAAGGAAGACTTTGACAAATTCGTCAGCGTCTACAGATCCCAAATCGATTCAGATCAGACAATCACTGTAAAAACAAAGAGCATGTGGTATCCAGCACTCGACCGTACAGCTAATCACCTGTTGCGTTGGGTTGAAGAAGAATGAGAGGTCTGATTTATTCAGCTAGACCTATTAGTGGTCGTGAGGGCAAGATAGTCATCCGTCATATGAATATCATATCTCAAACATGCGATGAAGTTGATATTCTCAGCACAACAAAAACAGATGGTGCTAAGATAGCATTATCTCGCTATGGCAATGTTGAAGTGGACAACTATTATAATCATTATGGACATTATTATGAAACCTTAGTTCCTTTGATGTCATCATGGATGGACGTTTATGATGCAATAGATGTGACTCCACTTCAACAATATGACAAGCTGTTCATTGTTGGAGGTATGGACCTATGGCGTTCTGAACTTACCCGTGTAGGTAAAAGATCTGGTGTATTTCCTAATGACGGTGGTCAGATCAAGTTTCAGAGTGTAGGCGCTCACTGCACTAACATTCTTGCAATGCTTAAAGCTCATAATACATACAACATACCTCTGCATGAAATTGCTATTGATCCAAACGAAATCAGTTGCGGTCTGTTTCATGAAGATGTAAAGCCAACCACAGACTACTATCTGTATCATGGTTATGATATTCCAGCTTATGGTATTAATCGATTGGATAGTCTGCAGGCTTATCTATTGACGAAGCCGGTGCCTATGATCACAAGAGACAAGATTACAGACTTTACATTTGGATTAACAATTCTTGAGAAAAGCAATCGTGAGGAGTTTATAGGTGATATTGAAGATATCGAAGCTAAGTTTGAAACTGTAAACTTCTATATCAAAGATTACAGAAATGGTCAAAATACACTGATCGATCCAGATGCATATCTGAACAAGATTGAAGAGTCTCGTTTCACATATATGCTTCCTTCTTATGATAGACACTGTTTTTCAATCTATCGCTTTATTGAAGCTATTAACTACGACTGTCTACCACTAATCAACCCTGCTTGTAATTTGGTAGACATTCAAAATTCATTTGATGTTGATTTATCTCCTCTTGTAACAACTGACATTCCTACTGAATCAAGGCGTTTGGAATTGTTGGAGTATGTACAAGATAAGATAATGCTAGTGGAGAAGAATTTCAAAAATGACTAACCCTAAAAATCCTGTTTATATCATATCTAAAGGTAGACATGAAAGCATGTTTACTTCGCGTTCACTCGCGCGTATGAAAGTTCCACATTACATAGCGATAGAGCCACAAGATGAAAGTTCTTATGAAGCTGCCCTTGATAATTTCAATATTAGGGATTATGTTACTCTGCTTGTTGCCCCTTTCAGCAACCACGGTGACGGCCCTGGTCGGGCTCGTAATTGGTGTTGGGATCATGCTATTTCAATAGGAGCTGAGAAGCATTGGGTATTAGACGATAACATTTCAGATTTCTATCGACTTCATAAGAACGAAAGAATTCGAGTAGGTTCTGGAGTATGTTTCAAAGCTGCCGAAGATTTTGTTGATCGTTTTGAGAATGTTCCTATCTCAGGTTTTCAGTATCGGTTCTTTATTGCACCCAATCAGAAGTATCCACCTTTTGTGATAAACACACGTATCTATTCTTGTCTACTCATTTCCAATGATTGTAAACATAGATGGCGTGGACGTTATAACGAAGATACTGATATCTGCCTCAATGTTCTTAAAGATGGTGATTGCACGATTCAGTTCAATATATGGATGCAGGGTAAAGCCGCAACGCAAACTGTTAAGGGTGGAAACACTTCTGAATTCTACCATGCTGAAGGTGAGCTAGACAAGAGCAAATGGCGTGATGGCCAATTGAATGCAACTGGTACTGTGAATAAGTCTCAGATGCTAGTTGATATGCATCCAGATGTTGCTCAAATGGTTTGGAAGTATGGTCGTTGGCATCATTATGTGGACTATTCAAAGTTTAAGGAAAATAAGCTGAGATTAAAACCAGGAGTTGATCTTTCAAAACTGCCAAAAGTTAACAACTATGGACTAAAATTGATCAACAATTACAATGGTTTATAGTATTCTCTAGTAAAAACAATGACTTAGCAGTAGCTATGCATTGAACACATACCAGCTATGCGGCAACCACTCTTGAAAAAGAGGGTTGCCGTACTTATATATAGTACATGACAAATTCAGAACCCCTCAGACTTGACAATTCCCATCTCGTAACCCATATCGTTTATGAAAGCAAGCCGAACGTTTTCCACGTCGACCTTAGTGCTGTATCAAATGATCCTGATTTTCCTAATATGATCGAAACCTGTTACGGAAACGAACAGCCTTTCAAGTTATACAAGAAAATGTATAACAAGCATGATAACATGCATATTGCAACTTATAAGCAATTGTATAGCCGAGCAACCCTTTTTGTCTACATCGGTTAACTATTGACTTGGACCTCAAAACAGTCTAAGATAAGTCAATAATCAAGAGGACGTAATGGAACAAGCAAATATTCAGAACGGAAAGTCTCAGCTGGCTAAGCTTTTGGCCACTGAAAACATTGCCGTACAGCATAAGCCTGGTGCAAAGACCGCATGGTTCGACGTAAAGAACCGTGTCCTGTGTCTGCCGATATGGCACAATATTTCCGATGACCTATATGACCTTCTGGTTGTACATGAAGTCGGCCATGCTCTTGATACTCCTCCCGAAGGTTGGGCTGATGCAATCAAGGATATTGCTCTCCGTGTTACGGGTTCTGCTTCTAATCGCGCGATGGGTGCCGTCAAGGGCTTTCTAAACGTTATTGAGGATGCCCGTATTGATAAGCGCCAGAAGCGCCGCTTCCCTGGTGCCCGTCGGAATTACGTGAAGGGTTATAAGGAACTCATTGAACGTGATTTCTTCGGTACCGAAAAGCGGGACGTTAATCAAATGTCCTTTATTGATCGCCTTAACATCTATTGCAAGGGCGGCTCTATGATGGGCATCAAGTTTTCTCCTGTTGAGAAGAAAATGCTTCTTGAGGTTGAGAATGCTGAAACCTTTGATGAGGTTTTGAAACTCACTGAAAAGATTTTCACTTGGTCTAAGGATCAGCAGGAACAGGATCAAGAAAACAATCCGGATGACATGGGCGAAGAAGCCGGTGAAGATGACGGCAAATGGTCGGAATCGGATGATTCGGACTCTGATGACATGACCTATGATGATTCGGAAACGGATGAAACTGACGGCAACGGTAATGCCGATGGTGAAGCATCGGATGATGATGAAGATGGTAATAAGTCTGGTAAGACCCAGTCTGATGACCGCTCAAACGAATATTCTGATACTCCTATAAACATGGGTTCTCAGAACGGCAGCGGTGATGATAACAACCTGCCGGAATCGGAAACTGAAAAGTCTTGGCAAAAGACGCAGGATGATCTGATTAAGAATTCGGACGAACGGTATATTTACCTGAAGCTTCCTCGTCCTGTCGATATCAACAAGATGGTTGTTGACTACAAGCAGGTTCTAGCTGAACAGCGGTCTTATCTTCCTAAGATGTGGCAAGACAAGTTTTGGCAAGATTCGGTTCGTGCGGAACTCATGAAGTTCCGTGCAGATGAAAATGCCACGATTTCTTTCATGGTTAAAGAATTTGAAATGCGAAAGTCTGCGGATGAATATAGTCGCACCAGCGTTTCGAAGACCGGTGTAATCGATATGAATAAGCTGCATACCTACAAGTATAATGATGACCTTTTCCGTCGTGTCACTTCCGTTGCGACTGGCAAAAATCACGGCTTCGTTATGTTTGTTGATTGGTCTGGTTCAATGCAATCCAACCTGAAGAAAACGCTAAAGCAGCTTTTCTCACTGGCAATGTTTTGCAAGCGGGTACAGATTCCTTTTGAGGTTTATTCGTTCCGTAGTGTTCTGTACACTGATTACAAGGATGATGGAGGCACTCTTCTTCCGGATACCCAGTTCTTCTCTCAAAATCAAGATGAAATTTCTATGGATCCTGTCATGATCCGTAACATTCTTTCATCTCGAATGAAGATCCAGGAACTCAATGATGCAATGTACCATCTTTGGCTCATGGGTTGTGGTGGTCATATGCCCTGTGATGGAATGTCGTCCACTCCACTCAATGAGTGTATTGCTCTGGCAGATCTGGTTGTAAATAAGTTCCATAATCAGTCTAAAGTTCAGGTTGTCAATACCATCTTCCTGACTGATGGCGAATCCGATCCTATCTATGGTTTCCATGGAAAAAATCAGTACGGTTATGGTTGGTCTGGTAAGACCAAGTACATTCTTCAGGATGATCTTACCAAGAAATCTTACGACATTCGGTACAGCCTTGGCGACCGTCGCATGACTTCTCTGCTTCTTAAGGTTCTGAAGGATCGTACCAACTGTAATCTTATTGGCTTCTTTATCAACGGTGATGGATTCCAGCGTGTTTGGGATCAATATAAGTTTGGCGTTTATGACAAGCGCCTGACTGATGCCAAGAAGTCTTGGACAAATGATGGATTTTTTCCAGTTGACACTGCAGGTTATGATGAATACTATATTCTCAACCCTAAGATGTTCAATGTTTCCACTAACAAGGAACTGGTTGTAGATTCCAACATGACCCGTAACAAGGCTGCAAAGGAATTCATCAAGTTTTCCGAAAAGAAGACGGTTTCCCGTGTTCTACTCTCACGGTTTGTCAAGCGAATTGCCGCTTGACAAACACCTTTACCTAGTCTATAATATACACATAATCGAAACACACACAAGGAAGTTCTAAATGGCTAAGCGCCCTCTCGACAAGTCTGCCTTCTTTAACGCTGTTAAGAAGGAATTCGGTGATATCGCGACCATCACCCGTCAGGAAGTTATCCTCATTGAACGTAAGTACGGAATTGATTATCCGGTTTGGTTCATCAAGGACAAGGCGCGACATGTCTCGCGCGGAGTGTATTCCCTTGATGACAGTGGTTCCACTAAGCCCGTGAAGGCAGCTAAGGCAATTAAGGCTTCCGATATTGCTTCGGAAGTTCCGGTTGCTTCTAACACTGCCATCGAAGTGTCAAATCAGCATGACATGGCAATTGCTGCTCTGCACACCAGTGTCGCTGATACTGTGTCACTGGTTCCCGCTAAGGCTTCTGGTTATGTTCCTTTCGGCCACTTTGCCGATGTCCGCATGATCATCAAGTCTGGTAAGTTCTATCCGACTTATGTGACCGGTCTGTCTGGTAACGGTAAGACCATGATGATTGAGCAGATTTGCGCCCAAGAAAAGCGTGAACTGGTTCGTGCCAACATCACCAAAGAAACGGACGAAGATGACCTGATTGGTGGTTTCCGTCTTATCGATGGTAAGACTGTCTGGCAGAATGGTCCGGTTATCGTGGCTATGGAACGTGGTGCCATCCTGCTTCTGGACGAAGTGGATCTCGGTGATGCCAAGCTCATGTGCCTTCAGCCCATTCTTGAAGGCAAGCCGATCTATCTTAAGAAGATCAATCGTGTGGTAACGCCTGCTAAGGGCTTCAACATTCTGGCTACTGCCAATACCAAGGGTAAGGGTTCTGACGACGGTCGCTTCATCGGTACCAACGTGATGAACGAAGCTTTCCTTGAGCGTTTCTCTATCACTTTCGAGCAGGAATACCCGCCGCTCAAGACCGAACTCAAGATCGTGAAGAATATTCTGCAGGCTTCCGGTTGTGATGACAATGACTTTGCAGAAAAGCTAGTCAATTGGGCTGATATGATCCGCAAGGCATTCTACGATGGTGCCGTGTCTGATATCATCTCTACTCGCCGTCTTGTCCACATCTGCGAAGCGTTCTCAATCTTCGGTCAGGATCGTGAGAAGGCAATCAAGCTTTGTCTGAACCGCTTTGATGTGGATACCAAGAATGGCTTCTTTGACCTCTACATGAAGCTGGACGAAACTCTCCAGCCGAAGCCGGAAGTCAAGACGGAAGCTGCCGCTACTAATGATGGCGAAATTTCCATGTAACAAGAATACGGACAGTGGGCTTGAGTCATTCACTGTCCGTCCTTTTGAAGACTCGTAACCTAAAATTATAATGGAGTTATTTAATGTCTCATCTTTCCCGTGTTGCTAAGGTTCTGCGTAAGAATAACAAGGGTACTGGCATCACTGCTGGTCGACTTGCACAGCTTTCCGGCTTGTCTAAGGACGCCGTGTATAAGCGCGTTTGGGATCTTCGCAATGTTGAAGGTAAGACCATCTATAGCAACTACCGTAATGTTAACGGTACTCGCAAGATGTTTTATCGTATTGCCTCGTAATTTTTTCTAGCAATTCAAAAAGGGATGCTATATACTACTGTAGCATCCCTTTTTATTATGGAGTTCACTAATGGAATTATCAATCAAAGTTGAAGACCTAAGAAAGACCAAACTGTTCATAGCAACACCTATGTATGGTGGACAGAACAATGGACTTTATATGAAGGCATGCCTTGATCTTCAAAGCATCTGTCTTCAATATGGCATTGAAGTTCGATTCTCTTTCCTCTTCAATGAATCACTAATTACCCGCGCAAGAAACTATTTGGTAGACGAATTCTTGCGCTCAGATAGCTCACATCTTCTCTTCATCGATTCTGATATTCATTTTGATCCTCAAGATGTTCTAGCCCTTATTGCTTTGGACAAAGACGTTATTGGTGCACCTTATCCTAAGAAGTCAATCAATTGGAAAAACATTGCTGCGGCTCTTGTTAAAGATCCAACAACACCAGTAAATGAATTGGACAATCTTGTTGGCGATTATGTTTTCAATCCCGTGCCAGGTACAACACAGTTCAACGTTCGCGAACCTCTTGAGGTTATGGAAATTGGAACTGGCTTCATGATGGTCAAACGTGAAGTATTCGAAAAGTTCAAGAATGCCTATCCGAAGCAGAACTACAAGCCAGATCATGTTGGTCAGGCCAACTTTGATGGTTCTCGCTACATTCACGCATATTTTGATACTGTGATTGACAATGGTTATACTTATGACGATCTATACCATCTCGTAAAGATTGCTGCACAGGGTGATAACATCAAGAAGAAGGCACAAGAATTTATGAACACAGAAAAGAATGCGTCACATAGGTATCTTTCTGAGGATTACATGTTCTGTCAGTATCTTCGAAAGATCGATGTGCAAATTTGGCTGTGTCCATGGATGAAGACGCAACATGTTGGCACTTATGCCTTCACTGGTAACATGCAAGCAATCGCTCAATATACAGGAAATCTATAATGATAATTGGTGTTGTAGGATTTATTGGATCAGGTAAAGGCACTGTTGCTGATATTTTGGTCGAGAAGCACGGCTTTGTTAAGCTTTCATTTGCTGATGCTGTTAAGGATGCAACTGCGGCTATCTTCGGATGGCCGCGAGCCCTTCTTGAAGGTGACACTTTAGAAAGTAGGGAATTTCGTGAAACAAAAGATGAATGGTGGTCAAAGAAGTTTGAGTTTGATTTTTCACCTCGTCTAGCTCTTCAATTGATGGGAACAGAAGCTGGTCGCAATGTTTTTCATCAAGACGTTTGGGTACATGCATTAGAGCGTAAAGCCGAAATGTATAAGAACGTAATAATTGCTGATGTTCGATTCCCAAATGAAATTGATTGGATGAGATCAAAGGGAGGGTTTGCAGTTCGTGTTCAGCGTGGTCCTGATCCTATTTGGTACGATACTGCTGTCATTGCTAACAGGAAAGCTGAAACTCACGAACAGATTTCTCGAAAGTTAGCTGCCGAAGATGCAATGGTAGATCAGTATAAGATCCACTACTCTGAATGGGCATGGGCAGGATCGATTATGGATTATCATCTTGATAACAACGGAAACATTTCCATGCTTGAAGCTGATATCAGTCACCTGCTAAAAGTCTTTACAGGCCCACAAAAGTCTGCTATACTAGCAGCCTAAACTAAATCTAACTGGAGAATATATTATGAAGATTAGCGAAAACACTCTAAAGGTCCTCAAGAACTTTTCAGAAATCAATTCTGGACTCGTTCTTCGAACAGGTAATGTTCAGAAGACCATCAACATGGACAAGTCTATTCTATGTGAAGCTGAACTTGAAGACAACATTCCTATTCAGTTTGGCATCTATGATTTGCCACAGTTTCTTGGAAACGTAACCTCTTTCGATAATCCTGATATCGATTTTGGTGACAAGTCTCTAACCATGACTGATGGTACTGTCGGTCTGCACTATTACTCAAGTGCGATTGGTCTCATCACTTCCCCTCCCGATAAGGAACTGACGATGAAGCAGGTTGATCTTCGCTTCACTCTGACCGATTCTGTTTGGCAGCGTATCCGTCGTCTTGCTGCAACAAACGGATTTCCTAACATTTCTATTGTTGGTAAGAATGGTGAACTTCGTCTTCTCGCGCATGAGAAGGCAAACGACACTTCTAACTCTGCATCTATCAAGCTTGCCGATCATACAGGTGAAGATTGTTCTGTTACGTTCAAGTTTGAAAATCTCAAAATGATTGCGGATGATTATGACGTTGAAGTTATGTTGAACGGCTTCGCGAAGTTTGCGGCGAAGAACAAGAAGATCAAGTATTGGATTGCAGTGGAGACTAAGTAATGGCTGGCATGGGACACAATCAAAAAGTATTCGTTTCGATCAACGGTCTTTCTGAAGCGGACAAGAAGCGCGTTAAGGATGCTGTTCTTGAAATGAACGACAGTATGACGCGAATTGCTGCTGAAAGGGATTTGCAGAAGGACACTCTCGCGCGAATGGAAGATCAGCTTGGCATTGATAAGAAGATGCTTCGTCGTATGGCACGTGTCTACTTTAAGAGCAACTACGCTCAAGAGCAGGACGAAAATCGTAACTTCGAAGAAATGTATGACGGAGTTATGAAGTAAAATGGCCGTCGATCTTTATGGTGACACTTATGTGGACAACTGGGACTATGCCAGAAAGATCGTCACTATCGGAATAGGGTTGCCTTTCTATAAAGTGATTTCATATGAATTACCAAACGAAGGTTTAGGTATGTCACTTCATAGCGAAGGCACCTTTTTTCGAAAAGCTGACATTCCAGGTGTGAATGGTGGTGGTCTATACGTTCTCTATGAAAAGACCAAGACACAAACCTCGTGTCTGTATGTGGGCGCTACAGAGTATTCGATACGTCAACGTGTATATAGATTCATGAAAGAACTTCATGATGTATCAAGAGATGACGAGAAACATCCGGCAGCAACCAAAGCTAGATTTGATGGTGTTATTCCTAAACATATCTACGCTAAATTTATGCCTATAAGAATGATGCCTAGAATGAAAAATCTTAGAATAGACTTTATGACACTTGACGAAACGTGTGCTATTCTGCTAAAATCTCGCTACAACGTTAGAAGGACTTATTGATGAGCGAATCTTTTCTCTGGGTCGAAAAGTATAGACCAAAGACCGTAAGAGACTGCATCCTTCCTGAGCGGCTGAAAAAGCCGTTTCAGGAGTATGTGGATAAGAAAGAAATTCCCAATCTCATGTTAACTGGTACTGCCGGTGTGGGTAAGACCACAGTTGCCAAAGCCATGTGTGATGAGATTGGGATCAACCATCTGTATATCAATGCTTCTGAAAACAGAGGTATTGATATGCTGCGAACAACTATTCGTAACTATGCATCTTCGGTATCGTTGACGGGTGGCAAGAAAGTTATCATCCTAGACGAAGCCGACTATCTAACTCCTGAAGCCCAAGCAGCTATGCGTGGTGCAATCGAAGAGTTTGCAGGCAATTGCACATTCATTCTTACATGTAACTTCAAGTCAAAGCTGATCGACGCGATTCATTCACGTTGTTCGGTAATCGATTTCGGATTGAAGAATGATGAAAAGCAAGAGATGGCATCTCAGTTGTTTAAGCGTTTGCTTAACATTCTGACTTCAGAAGGAATCGATTATGATAAAGCGGTTGTGGCAAAGATTGTCGAGAAGTACTTTCCTGACTATCGTCGTACTCTTAATGAGCTACAGCGGTTTAGTTCTTCTGGCACTTTGGATGCAGGCATCGTTGCACAACTCTCAGATGTTCGAAAGATTGCCGATCTTGTCAAATTTCTGAAAGACAAGAACTTTTCAGAAATGAGAAAGTGGTGTGTTACCAATTCTGACATTGAACCTGCCCGTGTGTATCGCAAGATTTATGACTCTCTTGTGGAATATTTCAAGCCCGAAAGCGTACCACAAGCTGTTTTGATCATTGCCAAATATGGGTATCAATCAGCATTTGTTGCAGACCAAGAAATCAATCTTGTTGCTTGTTTGACAGAACTTATGGTAGATTGTGAATATCAATGACGGATCTTTTTAAAGACGTTATCCCTAGCATCCAGCATACCAAAAAGAAAGTCATTACCAGTGAAAACGAGAAGGAATATGTGCCCTATGTGGTTAACAGATCCATCTCGTTTCATCTGGACATGGTAATGCAGGCCAATCAGATGAATATGTTACCATCCACAGATGGACTTCTTCAGTACCACTATTTGCTAAATACTGTAAGGTCATATAAAAGACCTTTTCAGAAATGGCAAAAAAGACAAGATGATGACAATCTTGAAGTCATTAAGGAAGCTTACAATTATTCCAATGAAAAGGCAAAGGACGTTCTAACAGTGCTTACAAATGACCAACTTGAAGAAATTAAAAAGACTTTGAACAAAGGTGGTCCTAATGCTAAACTTAGAAGATTTAATAGAGGTGAGACTGGCTGAGCCTGATGACTTCCTAAAAGTTAAGGAAACACTTTCTCGTATTGGTGTTGCATCTAAAAAAGAAAAGACTTTATATCAATCTTGCCACATTCTGCATAAGCAGGGCAAGTACTATATTATCCACTTCAAACAACTATTCTTATTGGACAATAAGAGTTCCGATTTCTCAGATGAGGATCGTGGTCGTGTGAATACAATAGCCAATCTCCTATCAGAATGGAGATTGGCTATTCTTGTTGATCCTGCTAAAAGCCAGACTCCTGTCGCTCCCCTTTCACAAATCAAAATCATATCACACCGTGAAAAGACGGAATGGAATCTGGTAACAAAATACAATATTGGCAAACGTAAAACTTAACATGGAGCTATATAATGAATCGTTTGAGAATTTTTAAGACAGATCCCAACGTCAATCTTCCTAAGTTTGCAACAAAACAAGCAGCTTGTTTCGATCTATCGTTTCAATCTACGGGCAAGACTGAGTATACTGGATACAATATGTACAATGCGCCATTAACGAGGCAACTTTCTAATGGCTCAATTAAGATCATGCCTGGTGATCGTATTCTAGTGCCTACTGGATTGATCTTTGATATTCCAGAAGGATATTCGGTACGAATTCATCCTAGGTCTGGGCTATCACTTAAGCAAGGTCTTGTTTTAGCAAACCTAGAAGCCGTAATCGATTCGGATTATGTCCAAGAAACTTTTGTTTTGCTTGCAAATAATTCCAGTGTAGATCAGACGATAAATAATGGAGATAGGATTGCACAAGCGGAAATGATTAAATCAGAGGAATATATTCTTTGGGAAATCTTCGATGCTCCAATTCAAAAAACAGATCGTGCCGGAGGATTAGGTTCAACAGGTATTAGCGTCTTCGCAATTGAAGATGTACAGAAGCCAGTGCCAGTTGAACAGCCTCTAAAGCGCGGCAGAGGAAGACCAAAGAAAGTAGCATAGGAATAAAATGCCAGGAGCCCATCGTCACGGCGATAAGAGATTTTGTGAGGCTACAACAATCGTTACAGGACAAAGCACTGTCAAAGTGAATGGTATATTGTGGGCAGTTGAAGGTGATTATGATACACACTGCGATGGAGGTCAATTGCAAGCTGTGTACGGCGCTAAGAATGTTTACATTCAAGGTAAACTTGTGATTTGTGCGATGGGTGACATTGCAGCTCCTGATAAACAAGATTGCGTTGTTATACATCCTACCGGTCCTACTAATCCAAAAGGACACTCTATGGATGTTGTTGTTTATGGTGGTAGAGCTGGTGGTGGTAAATGACATGGCAGCTGAACGAGCTTGTGTATTCAGGTAATAACCAAGCAAGAGTTAAGAACTACTATCCAGATACCGGACTAATTGTAATCTATGATATATATGGAAATTTTCAAGCTGGTATGACAATTGTAGGTAATGAGACTGGAACAACTCTCACTCTTACAGAATTTAACATTACTCTTGATTATGATTTGAGATATGAGCCTGACGAATGGGAACAGGCTCTGGCGGATGCTATATATGATGGTGATGGAAATATTGTAGCTCTTGAAGAGCATTTTACAGGACTTCTGTCACAAGATTATCAATTTAAGTATTACGTGGTAGAGGGTTAATGCCAACACCTATTTCAAATTTAAGAGCGACTTGGGCTAATACATCGAATGTGTTTGTTGGCATTGGCATGAATGTCAATGCTATCTCTTATGCCGCAAACACTAAACTAGTCGATTTCAAAATCAATTCAAATTCTATGTTCTCTATTACACCTCAAGGCTCTACAGCTATGGGTGCACGAGGACAAATTCCTATACAGCAACCGAGCCAAGCTGCCGTTCTAGACTTATGGGCAAGAGACAAGGGTCTATTGTTCCCTCGAATGACTACAACAGAGCGAGATGCTATTCCTAATCCTCCTGATGGTCTTGTTATCTATAATGAAGAAACAGATTTTCTTCAGATTCGTCGTGCAGGTATGTGGACAAATGTTGGTGATGTTGGTTTACCTGGTGCTCTTCCATCACTTTCGAGGACATTATTTGTTTCTACAACAGGTAGCGATACTGCAAATGACGGCACAAGCGAATATTCTCCTTTTGCATCGCTAGAAAAAGCTCTTGCAGTTGCAACTGCAAGAAACGATATTGTTCTTATCAAAGTATCACCTGGTGTTTATTACACACAAGGTTGGTTAGATTTACCTGATGGTTGTATTGTACAAGCTGCCCATCGTTCAGTATTCATTCGTCCTGTTCCTAACTTTGAAGAGCGCAACGTATTTCGTATGGGATCAGGATGTTTTGTTGAAGGATTTATCATTGAGAATTTCCGCTTAAATAGTTTGACAGATCCTACAGAAGGTTTTGCATTCAGTTTTAGACCTGGTGCAGTCATCACGCGCGTACCATACGCTCATAAGTGTGCTGTAAGATGTTCACAGCCTATAAGCGTTGTTGGAGGTAAACTAGATCCTCTAAATGGAAATCCACAATATCCAAGAGGACCTGGCGTTGTTATAGCAGACGGTCTTGTTTGTTCTCAATATTCGATCTTTCCAAACATCATGACATGGGGTGCAACACCTGTAACATACAATGGTATTGGTTATTGTGCAAAGAATGGCGGACTAATCAACGCTGTTAACGCCATCTCTATGTGGGCCCACAAACACTTCTTAGCAATGAGCGGTGGTCAAATCATTCTCAGTTCTTGTTCTACGCAGTTTGGTGACTATTCGCTAGTTGCATCAGGTTCACGCAACATCGGCGTTCCTTATGCAATATCAGGAACAATGACACCAAACACAACTGCTGCAAACGCTGTTGCGGCAGCCTCTACTACAATCATTAATAATATGTGGACAGCATTAACAGCAACAGGTACTATATCTGCTTGGGACGCATATGATCAAGAATACACTCGATATGACGGTAGTGTTTGGATTAAAGCACTTGAAGAAATGTTGCGTGGTGGTGGTTCAGATATGATTGAACGTTTCCAATTGGTATTGTTTGACGCTGTTGGTAATCCTGTATTGTCGAGCGACAAGAAAACACAATTTAAGTTTTGTTATGATTACATAAGAGACCAAATTAACGCTCTTACTGGTGTAGACGCCACATCACAGACTATGGTAAATAATGCCACTATTGCGGTAAAAAGCACAATCGATAGTCCACAAACACGCACTGAACCAAGTAGAATTGAGGCTATTGGTCATACTTGGACAGCTAACATGATTGGTGTTTGGCAAATTAAAATTCCACCAGCACAGTCAAGATTGCCAATCAGAGACAGTATTTTAGAACAAGATGGCGCTCTTGTCATTGCTACAGGACAAGATAGTGATGGTAATGCTATCTTTGCTGGTGATGTCACAATTGACGCAAGATTTGGTATGGGAGGTCGCGGATTTATTGCACCTACAAAACGTGAAGCTACTCGCGCAGCTATTACATTTGGAGGATTTTAATGGCAAGAATTACATGTCGCCAACCATCAACAGGTAAACCTGTAAACATTCGTTACGAGAGTGTTCCTAATACATTTGTTACAATCGCAGAAGCACCAGACTTTTCTGTTCCCGATCCCTCAGAGTCACAATATCCTGATGCTAGAGATCCCTCTTATCCTTCTCGAGGTATTGCAGCAGGTGAAATATTCTTTCTAACACCACTTATAGTCAAAAACAAAACTGGTGGTTCTTGCATAATTGAAGTTCGTTTTATCGCAGAAGGAAATACAGCTTCAGTTGTAAATGATGCATTGGGCGCAACTCTTATTCCTGCAGGCGAGAGTGTAGCTATTCCGTTACAAGGAAGATCCCTAATCAAAAGAAATCTTGCAACCGCAAACGGCGATTCGATCCAGGTAAAATCTAGCGTTTCGGGAGCATGTGATGTTTGGGCTTCAGCTAATGAACAAGCTTCGGCAGAGCATGTGGGTGTAGGTATCATATAATGTCGAATAAATTTCTATCAAACAAACAATTAGTTGACGACGGTTTGTTTGTTATTACCAGTGGTGATCTAGCAGCATTAAATCCTATAGACTATAAAGGTCGACAGGTACAACTTGACGACGGCAATCGATATCACAGTGACGGTCTTATCTGGCGCTTAAGCGATGCATACGATGCTCTCGGCGCACAAGGATCTCAGGGACCTCAAGGACCTCAAGGGCCTCAGGGTATTCAAGGTGTTCAAGGTGCTATAGGTCTTCAAGGACCTCAAGGTACAATTGGTATTCAAGGTCTACAAGGTCTTCAAGGAACTATAGGTGTTCAAGGATCGCAAGGTACAATAGGTTCACAAGGTATTCAAGGTGAAACTGGTGCTCAAGGCACTCAAGGCATTCAAGGTGAAATTGGTGCTCAAGGCACTCAAGGCATTCAAGGTAATATAGGCGCACAGGGTAGTCAAGGTATAACAGGTGCTCAAGGTGCTCAGGGAACAACTGGCGCTCAAGGTCTTCAAGGAATTTTAGGCGCGCAAGGTCTTCAAGGCGCTGATGGTGCTCAGGGTATTACAGGATCGCAAGGCGCCACAGGCATACAGGGCGCACAAGGCACTGATGGTTTACAAGGTACTCAAGGTGCTCAAGGTGCCACAGGAATACAAGGTGCACAGGGAACTGATGGTTTACAGGGTACTCAAGGTGCTCAAGGTGCCACAGGAATACAAGGTGCACAGGGAACTGATGGTTTACAAGGTGCTCAAGGTGCTCAAGGTGCCACAGGAATACAAGGTGCACAGGGAACTGATGGTTTACAAGGTGCTCAAGGTATAATTGGATCACAAGGTGCCCAGGGTACTGATGGTTTACAAGGTTCTCAAGGTGCTCAAGGTACAATTGGATCACAGGGTACAACAGGCGCTCAAGGTATAACTGGTGCTCAAGGAGTTCAAGGTGCTCAGGGCACAACAGGCGCTCAAGGTATAACTGGATCTCAGGGTACACAAGGTACAACAGGTGCACAGGGCACTCAAGGTATAACTGGATCTCAGGGTACACAAGGTACAACAGGTGCACAGGGCACTCAAGGTATAACTGGATCTCAGGGTACAACAGGTTCACAAGGTGCTACTGGATCACAGGGAACAACAGGTTCACAAGGTACAACTGGATCTCAGGGTACAACTGGATCTCAGGGTACAACTGGTGCACAGGGAACAACAGGTTCACAAGGTACAACTGGTGCACAGGGAACAACAGGTTCACAAGGTACAACAGGTTCACAAGGTACAACTGGATCTCAGGGTACACAAGGCACTACTGGTGCTCAAGGTATAACTGGTGCTCAAGGTACTACTGGTGCTCAAGGTACAACTGGATCTCAAGGTACAACAGGTGCTCAGGGTACACAAGGTACAACAGGTTCACAAGGTGCTACTGGATCACAGGGAACAACAGGTTCACAAGGCACGACAGGCACTCAAGGTACACAAGGTGTATTAGGTTCACAAGGCACGACAGGCACTCAAGGCACTACTGGTGCTCAAGGTATAACTGGTGCTCAAGGTACTACTGGTGCTCAAGGTACAACAGGCACTCAAGGTACACAAGGCATTCAAGGTACAACAGGTGCTCAGGGTACACAAGGCATTCAAGGTATAACTGGTGCTCAAGGTACAACAGGCACTCAAGGTACACAAGGCATTCAAGGTATAACTGGTGCTCAAGGTACAACAGGCACTCAAGGTACACAAGGCATTCAAGGCACTACTGGTGCTCAAGGCACTACAGGTTCACAAGGTACAACTGGATCTCAAGGTACACAAGGCATTCAAGGCACTACTGGTGCTCAAGGTGCTACAGGCACTCAAGGTACAACTGGATCTCAAGGTACAACAGGTGCTCAGGGTACAACAGGTACACAGGGTACAACAGGCGCTCAAGGTGTTCAAGGTAGACAAGGAACTACAGGCGCTCAAGGTACAACTGGATCACAAGGCACTACAGGTTCACAAGGTACAACTGGATCTCAAGGTACACAAGGCATTCAAGGTATATTAGGCGCTCAAGGCACTACAGGTTCACAAGGTACTACTGGTGCTCAAGGTACAACAGGCACTCAAGGTACAACTGGATCTCAAGGTACAACAGGTGCTCAGGGTACACAAGGCATTCAAGGTATATTAGGCGCTCAAGGCACTACAGGTTCACAAGGTACAACGGGTATTCAAGGCACTTCGGGTGTAAACGGCACTGCTGGTACTGGAGGCACACAAGGTACAACAGGTACTCAAGGAACAGTAGGCACTCAGGGTACGACAGGCGCTCAAGGCACTACTGGTGCTCAAGGTACAACTGGATCACAGGGTACAACAGGTACACAGGGTACAACAGGCGCTCAAGGTGTTCAAGGTAGACAAGGAACTACAGGCGCTCAAGGTACAACTGGTACTCAAGGCACAATTGGATCACAAGGAACTCAAGGTATTCAAGGTGCTAATAATGGTGGATTTACAATTGTTAACGATACAACATCTACCAATGCCTTTATTGGATTTGTAACTGCTACATCAGGAATTTCAACAACTCTTAATGTAACAAGTACTAAATTACAATATAATCCTTCTACTGGAGCTTTTGGAATTGGTACTGCAATAGATATCATTCCATATGATAGCTTGAATTCTGGAACATTATCGTTTGAAGGTTCTGCTGGGCAACTTTTCAGTATTACAAACAATCTTACTACCGGATCGATTTTCTCAGTTAATGATGTTTCTGGTATACCAAGTATAGATGTAGATGCGGATGGAACAATTGAGTTTGCAGCTTATGGTGGAAATGTTGGAATTGGAACGACAAGTCCAACTCAAAAATTGGACGTTAATGGAAATGTAAGACTTCGTTCTGGTCTTTACGACTTTAATAATAATGTGGGCACTAACGGTTCTATTTTAGTCGCGACTGGAAGTGGAATTCAATGGACTGCACCCTTTGCTGCAGGTATTCAAGGTCTTCAAGGTACAACTGGAACTCAGGGTACTCAAGGTATATTAGGCGCTCAAGGTGTTCAAGGTAGACAAGGAACTACAGGTGCTCAGGGAACAACTGGTACTCAAGGTACGACAGGCGCTCAAGGTACAACAGGCGCTCAAGGTACAACTGGTGCCACTGGCGCTCAAGGTACAACTGGTGCCACTGGTGCTCAAGGTATATTAGGCGCTCAAGGTGTTCAAGGTACAACTGGTGCCACTGGTGCTCAGGGTATATTAGGCGCTCAAGGTGTTCAAGGTAGACAAGGAACTACAGGTGCTCAGGGAACAACTGGTGCTACTGGTTCACAAGGCACGACAGGCACTCAAGGAACAACTGGATCTCAAGGTATAACTGGTGCTCAGGGTACAACAGGTACTCAAGGAACAACTGGTGCTACTGGTGCTCAAGGTACAACTGGTGCCACTGGTGCTCAGGGTACAACAGGTACTCAAGGAACAACTGGTGCTACTGGTGCTCAAGGTACAACTGGTGCCACTGGTGCTCAGGGTACAACAGGTACTCAAGGAACAACTGGTTCCACTGGTGCTCAGGGTACAACTGGTGCCACTGGTGCTCAGGGTACAACAGGTACTCAAGGAACAACTGGTGCCACTGGTGCTCAGGGTACAACTGGTGCCACTGGTGCTCAGGGTACAACAGGTACTCAAGGAACAACTGGTGCTACTGGTGCTCAGGGTATATTAGGCGCTCAAGGTGTTCAAGGTGTTCAAGGTAGACAAGGAACTACAGGTGCTCAAGGTACAACAGGTACTCAAGGAACAACTGGTGCTACTGGTGCTCAGGGTATATTAGGCGCTCAAGGTGTTCAAGGTACAACAGGTGCTCAGGGTACAACTGGTGCCACTGGTGCTCAGGGTACAAC